TTAGGAGCTGTTTTTCTATTTTTCGTTTTGAAAAAAATATATCGTAATTCCTCGTAAATCGTCTTATTTTGCGTGTTTTGGTCTATTCCTTGTCATTATCCTAGAAATTGTTTAAAACGCAATACAAGCCAAACTGTTAGCTTACAGGGGTATTATATAGCAAGTGGTATCTAATCAACAACCGAGTGTAAAACCATACGTTTAAAATAATAAAAAAACCACTCGTTAGAGTGGCATGTAATTGAAGAGTAATGACCTCACTTTCTATTTTAGTATTTCTTGTTCATTGATAATCTTCAGGGCTTCCTTAACTTGGTCAGGTTTCCCAGTTATAACTAATTTTATTCTGTCTTTATTTTCAGCATGTTTCTTTCCTGATTTGAATAAGAACCAACTATAAAGACTAAACGCTATAACATAAATAATATAATCTAATATGATTTTTATACCTCCTTATGGTAATTCGTCAAGTTCATCAAGTTCTTTGTGCATAGTGTTATATTCTTCTTCGCTTAGTTTGCCCTCCTCTAGTAAATCGTTCAAATCTTCGTTAATCGCTTCACGTGCTTCAATTCGTTCAGATTTTGATAATAGACCACTTGCAAAAGCATAAAGTCCCAACATTTGTTTTTCTCGTTTTTGTAGTTCCATTTTTTAAACCTCCGCCATTTCTTCAAGTGTTTCTTCAATTGTTCTATGCAAATCGTAATAAAACACTCCTGTATAATGTTCATCTTCTTCTTTTGTCCAAGTTTTATAATTTGTTTCTTCCATGATTTCATTAACCATTTCAGAATGTTCGTTTAGATTAGTCACAAGAATTACAAGGGCTTTTTTAGACGCTTTATGAAATTTTGCCGTGAACTCGTATGCTTTAGCAATTTCTTGAAGCATTCCGAACAAGTCCATGTATTGAGCTTTAGCATAAGCAGGTACTTGACTTTCGTCTTTTGGGAAATGTTCATCTACTTTTTCATCGTGTAATTTCAAAGTGTCATTAAGTAATTCGATTTGATTTTTTAGTTTCATTTTTTAGTTCCTCTTTCTTTTTTATATTATTAATTATAGAGCTTTTATTTAAATTTGTCAAATTAAATTTATGTTACACTTGCATTCCAGTTAATTTGTTCAAATATTTCGTTTTACGGTCGATGTGATATTCTAAGTTATTGCCCCACCGTGTTTGTAATGAAAGTTTTAGACATTCAATAATATAGCTTTTAAGCGTTCCGTTTGTGTTGACATCTTCCAAAGTATAGAAGTATTTTCCTTGCTGTCCCTCACTTGCATTATATTCGTTAAGTTCAAAAATTTCATTTTCGGCAAAGGCTTCAAGTTCTTCTTTTTTCAAGTTATTAAAACCGCTAGAAAATCGGATAAAATTCAATGTATTTTCATTAATCATAGTAGTTACCTCTTAATTTGATAATATTAGTGTTGTCTGTTATAGCGTTTGCATATAAATAATGTTCATCGCTCAAGAGTTGTACAGCCCTGTATAAAGCATTTTCAGTTTCTTCGGTACAAATTACCATTAATTCAATTTCAAGCGTCCTAAACGACTGATAAATGGTTAAATTGCTGTTTACTTGACTAATAATAGGGTGTATTTCAGCAAACATTACGCCCATTGGTTCTCTTTCATAGTCCAAGCTAACGGTAAAGCCTAACTCTTCCAAAAACTCTTTGATGTCTAGCTTTTTATTTTGTAAGTTAATCATTTTTATTCCCCTTTGTAAGTATCTAACAACCATTTAACACGATTAGAAAACCACTCTTTGCGTCCTTTACTACTGAAGTATTCAAGATTTTGTACATTCTGATTTTTTATAAAGTGGAACAGTTCAGTTTCATCAAAACATAATGTTGAATTATTGAAGATAAAATCAAGCATTTCAGCCATTTTGTCAGCTAAATTAGCTTTTTCAGCGAACTTTTCAGCCTTGCGAACCTTATGAGTATCAATGCTTTCATTTCGTACCAAACGCAAGAAATAAGACTGTTCAGCTAACATGTTTAACTTCCCTAGCGTGTTAATAATAATCATGTCAGCCACTTCGCGGTTAATTACTTCGTCTTTTTCGAGGTTTAGACCGTATTTTTTGTTTGTGTTGCGTTGATAATTATTGATATGCTGTTTTACTTCCAACAAATCGTGGATAGTGTTCAAAGTGATAATAGGCATGTTTTTAAGTGCGTTTAGTGTTTCTTTTGCGATTTTCATAGTTTGTATGTATTCCTTTCGATTAATTCCATTAAGTTAGTAAAATCAACAGCGAACAGAGGGGGAACAAGTTCTCTAACAAGTTCCTTTGCTTCCTCTACTCGTCCTTGTAGACTTAATTTGTCTACTTCATCAAGTATCATTTCATAATCATATCCCATTTCTGAACTCCTTTAGAATGGTAATTGTTCATCAGGAATTTCAGCAGGAGAAGCACCGCCAAACAAGTCAACCGTATTATTTTGTGGTTCGTTATTATCACGGTTTAAATTAAATTCAGGTGTCACTTTAGCGTATGAAGCGTTATAATAAGTTTTGTCGCCTTTAGTTTCGGCTTTAATTTGGTCAATAAACACAGTTACGATGTCGCCATAATTTACGCTATCAGGTAACCAAATACCACCGATGTAGTGTTCAAACGGATATGCTTTAAATGATAGCACTTTTTTAGTTCCGTTTGATGTTTCAACTTGTTTTGTGTTAATTTCATTTACTTTCAAAGTTTCAATAATTTTCATTTTTTTGTTTCCCTCTCTTTATTTGATAGTTTAATTTTAACGTATTTATTTTATTTTGTCAAGTATTAAGCATTCATGTTTACTTTTCCTTGTTTGCAAAGTTCGTTTGCACGGTCGCTTGACATCTCTTTGTTTGCTACCATTTTTTTCAAGTCACTCAAATTGTATTGATAACTTGGTTTAGGTACTGCTTTAGGACGTTGCACATTGTTTTGACCTTTGTTTGTACTGTCAGCGTCTTTAGTATCATCTAATTTCAACGCTTGACCGTAAGCGTATTTACTTGCGTATGATTGACTAGCACCAGTCGCTTGAGCTTTATCCATGCCTTTTTTGTTGATGTCAATAACAGCCCAACCGTCGCCACTTGCGATATCATTAGGGTTATCAGGGTCAAAGATGTCAACATGGACATGTAACATCAGTTCGTTGTTCATTTCTAGCATTTCAGTCGTTGCTTTTTCCATTAGTCCATACTGTAATAACAAAGGCTTCAAAGCTGTTTGAATATCTTCGTTATTTCTGAAATTGTACTTTCCAAAGCTGTTATATTGACTTTTCGGTACTTCAATTTCATTGATTAATTTTAGAACTTTGCTTTCCATTATAGGCTTACTCCTTTGTTAACGTGTTTTTTATACATTTTCCACAACCATTTGAAGAAACCGCGGATATATCTTCCAAGTTCTTCAGCTACATTTTCAACGGCTTTAAATGCAAGCCAAATAAATATAATAGTTAATAATAAAGTCAACATTTTTTATTCCTCCTTAACTGTATAACTAATTATAACGTGTTTGCTTTCTTTTGTCAATTACAAGTTCGTTGCAATTCTTTTAAACGTTCTTGACAGTTTTCACATCGGCAAACATCGGAGTACATAAGATTATAAATAACCAAGTCCCCATGTGCGTCTAAATAAATACCGTCAGCACTATATAAATCGTTTGGGTCTTCAAAGAAAACTTCTTTACTCTTGTCTTCTACTTTTTGAAGTTTTTCGATTAATTGTTCTACTGTTAAAGCCATTATTTAATACCTCCAATGTATTCATGTATTTGTTTTAGTTGTTCTTTGCTATCTTTTTGCGTGTATTTTCCTTTTCTACCTGTCTTTGTTTTCTTTTCAGGAGGTGGAAAACCGTTACTATTGAAATACTGTCTTGCGTACTCAAAGAACGTTAGTGCATTAGTATAATTGTGTTCGCTTAGCATTTTATGATATTCTAAGCTAATTTTACGCCATTTATTGAAGTCTTTCCAGTTCAGAATCAAAATAATCTACCTCTTTAATAAACCAACCATTTAAAGGCTTGTCTTTGTTCAGCCATAATTTTAAATACTTTTCTGTAACACCGAAGTGTTTTGCCATATCCTCAAAGGTTTTAAACCATAAGAATTTATGATGATTTAAAGCACAATATTTATACATGTTTCACTTCCTTTCATTCTTCTACTTTCTTTTTAAAATGTTGTAAATGCTTAGCTACTTCATGTTTATCAATTTCTTCTTGTGTCCATTTATAACAGTTATTAATAGGTGGCTGAGCATAGAACCAAATACCTCCGTCTTTAGGTAGCCAAGCATTAACGTTATCTGGTTCTGGAATACAGATATAAAATAACTCATCTTTTGTTACTTCCCACTTGTCACGGTTCAACAATAACCACAAGTGAGCCTCTTTAGCATTACTCTTCAAACCAAATGCCTTCAAAATATCTTTAAAACTCTTCGTATAACTAATTTTAAACCATACTTCTTCAAATAATTCGTTGGAAATTTCTTTTCCAAAACGTTCACTATATAGTGTATCATCAACATCTAATGTTTGATGTTTTTCTAGCCATTCGTTCAACTCTTTAGAGATAATAATTTTTTCTGTCATTTTATTTTCGCTTCCTCTCTTTTTCTAATTTCTTCTAGTTCTGCTTTCTACCTTTGAACTCCTCAAAGATTAATTTTTGACATGCTACCCAAGTTTCAGCCTCTTCACGTTCAAAACCCATTTTAACAGCCATTTCGATATAATCGTTATATTTTCCCATGTCTTTCTCAAACGATTCATTAGGCTTTTTCCCTGCCCTTACAATATATTTCAAAGCGTTTGTTAAAGCAAAACCTTGACCAGTTGTAAAGTTATATTGCCAAAATTTTAAGTCCCATTCAGAACCCCAAATTAGAAACTCTTCTAATTGAATGCCGTATTTATTTGCGTAATATTCTTTTGCCATTTATTTAGCCTCTCTAACGAATAATCTTCTACATTTGATACATTTACAAGCTAAACCTAAAGCAAAACCTTGTAATACTATAATTTCTTTACTTCCACAGTGTGGACATTTAATTGTTTTCATTTTTAACCTCCAAAATTTTTATATTGCTTTCATCAAACACAACTGCTTTTGCAATCATTGTTGTTTCTTCCATATCTTCTCTAATACATTCTACTGCGGTTCTTAATTTTTTGACTTCATAAGCCCAACTATCTGAACCGTCCTCTAAAATGTAAATCACTTTAATCATTTTTGTTTCCTCTCTTAACTTGATGACTTAATTGTATCGAATTCTTTTAGCTATGTCAATTACCATTGTATTTCAATTCTATGTAATTTTTGTAACATTCTTCTGAACAGAATAATTTTTTAGCATTGCATTGTTTGCCACAATTTCTACACTCCCCACCCTCTGCGATGAAATGAACGTTTTGTACTCCCCACTCATCACACCAAAATTCTAAAGTGTTGTTAGCTTGTTGTTCGTCCATGCCTAGGACGTCAACCATATATTTAAAACATAGGGATAACTTAGATTCAAACTTGCTTAGATGTTCTTGCATGAAGTCATATACTTCTGTTACATCAGCTTTTGACTTTCTGAACTCCTCTAATTGTTCTAGGTCTGTCAATCGTGGTGGATATTCTCTTTTTGTTCCGTCGTCATAATAATAAACCACTTTTTCAATTGCCATTATTTGATACCTCTCTCTTTGATTTTGTTTGCTACTACTTTGTAGTACATTCTTGTTTCATTGATAAACATGTCATCTACTTTAACTTCTTTTTGACGTTTCCCTTTTTGTTCTAATCTGTCTAATAACTTAACAAGACCTTTTGCACTAAAGTTTTCAATGAAGCGTGTCACTTCTTCTTTTTTGTCTGCTTTAACGCCTGTTAAACGCTCATAGAGAACGATTAAGACATCAAGCATAGAAATATCTTCCATTTTTCTATAATAAATATAAACGTTATTTAAAAGCCCTAGAAGCATATCATTTTCAATATCTGTTACTGGTTCTTTTTGTTGAAGTCTTAGAACTACTTTATTAAGTGTTTCGAGTGCAATTTTCATTTGTTTAACTCCTTTTCTAGTTTATTTAATTCTAACAAATTTCTTTTAAAAAATCTACTACTTTGCTCGGCTTTTTTAATTTCGCCACAATCTAGATATCGTTTAATTCTTTCAGCGTCGCGAACCATGAACTCAAAACGATTTCTAGCCCAACGTTCTTTGTTTTCTCTTTCTAGTTTATCCATTGAGTAACCTCTCTTAACTTGATGACTTAATTATACAGAAGAAAAACCGCAATGTCAAAGACAAAACGGTTAATCGTTAATTATATTTACTTTTCCTTTTTGTTGCAAAACTGTTAAAAGACTTTCTGCGTCGTTTTTGGTTTCCTCGTATTCTTCCCCCTCTTTTTGTTCCTCCTCTAATATCTCTTTCGGTTTGTTTCCTGTGGGGTCTATAATTTGAAATTGTTCCCCTATGTAGCCTAGACATACCTCTTTATCGTAAGCATAGTTACGAGCTTCAACAGTTAAAATTGAATACTTGCTATTCTTTCCCATTTTAGGGCTTAGACATAAACAGAACTCAAACCAAGCACCAATTGCCGAACTACCTAAAGCGTGTGTGCTACGAACTCTAAAACTCTTTTCCTCTAACGATTGATTATTTGTGTCTTTTCTAGCATGTGCAATTAATAAAAATGTTACATCATTCAAGAGCAACTTCAATCGTGTTATATTGTTCAGAACGTCATTCATACTTGACATGTCATTTAGAATATTTCTATCTGTCAGCATGTCTTTTAAGTTGTCCAAGATGACAAACTTAATATCGTTGTCTTTGATGAACTTATAAAGTCCGTTCATGTGGTCCTTGTTGTCTAACTTAAATATTCCCCCTGTAATGAAATGCAAATTATCAGGAACATCACTATAAGCCTTTAAACGTTGATGTAAGACAAAGTCAGTATCTTCATTGTCAATAATAAGCACGTTCGCTTTTTTAGTTTTAAAATAGCCAAAGGGGACACCTTTAGCTACGCTTAAAGCCATTTGCAACGTGGTAGAACTTTTAAAAGACTTCTGTGGTGCAATGGTTAGACCTGCCTGTCCTCGTGGTATTAAGTGTTCTATCAGCCATTCATTACCACCTTTAAAATCTTCTTTTTCTTGTAGTTCCTTAGCAGTTATAACACGTTTAAACAAGTCCTGCATTTTAATCAACCCCTTTTACTTTATAGTCAATGAAAATGATATTTTTATCACGCAAGGGTGTAAAATAAGTTTTAAAATCATAATCAGGGTATATATTTTTTAATCTAACTAGCCAATACTTAGCACGTTGGACCATTTGTTCCCAGTCTTTTGCTTCTTTGATATCTTTATTAATTGCTTTGATGTCGTCTTTAATTGTCATTTAAAAAACCTCCATAGTGTAATAACGAGAGCGATTATAAGTAAAAAGTCAACTATAAAAACCAATGATAAAATTATAGTGACAAAAGTTAACAAAACCGTCAATCTTTATATCCCCCTTTTATTAATTCAACTAAACCTAAGATAAAGTTACCTAGGCAACACAAGAACCAAATAACAAAAAGAGAATGGTCCACGCTTGCAACAATTCCAAACATAGCAGACATTATCCAATAAACAATAAACATATTCAATTACCTCTTTCTTTTTATCTATGCTTTAATTATAGCCGAAGTTATATTACAATTCAAGCTATCAAATATTTCTTTTTAGTTACTTGGTTTAGACAATAATTGCCCTTGCCTTTTTGAGTAAGCCCCTAGCCCCTAACGTGTCTTGTTATCCCAGCACCTAAAGAACAAGTAAACAAATTTCATTCTTGTTATGTAATAGGTCTGTCAGACTTCCAAGCGTCACGGAGTGTTTTAGTTCACGACACTCATGGAACTCACAAGATTTCATTTAATGCTAACCTCTAGCCTTTTTGTATGTTATTTCAATTTTCAATTAGTTGTCCTTTTTAGCAACCATAGACAACTCAAGGCAAATCTTGCAAAGACTTTCGATAATTACTAGCCTATTCGGTCTAGTGTTCTCTACTCCTAAACTGTAAACAAGTCATCAGATAACAGTCGTTAAATTTTTGATATATTTATTATAGCATACGATTTTTCAAAATCAAGCGAAAAAATTAGGGTCAAAAATAGAAGAATGGCTCAACCATTGGAATAGTCAGTAATATATTATTTTTTGGTTACAAATTATTTAATAAAATTGTAAAATATCTAAATCTTTTGTTGGTATGATAAAAGTAAAACTAAAAAAACAGTATGCTATAATAATACCATAATCAACGAGGGAGGTAAAAAGCATGGCAGAAAAAAACATCTATTTTGTTAATGATGAAGCAGAATTAAAACAAGTGTTAGAATTTATTGACAAAACTGATTATGGTATTAACATTGACAAAACGCGTGAAGATGTTTATGCAGTCGTGACTTCTTATGGCCTACCTATTTAAGAGGATAGAAATGAAGAAAATTTTAGCTATTGACTTTAGCACAGCTAGTAAGAAAGACGAGGGAACAGGGTACGCCTTTAGAAAAGACGGTAAATTGTATGTTGGTTCTATTAAAGCATATAACTCAAAGAAAAACGCTTGGGAACGTACCTTTGACATTGTAAACGCAATTAAAGATATTATTGATGAGTTTGATTTGAAAGATTATCATCTAGCCATTGAAACACCTATCATGGGTAGAAACAGAAAACACAGTATTACATTGGCTAATTGTAACGGTTATTTTATCGGTGCAATTGACGGTCTAGTAAATGGCTATACTTTCATAGATAACTCAAAATGGTGTAGCTATCATCTTATTTCAGGCAAACGAGAACAACGCAAAAAAGAAAGTCTTGAGCTTTTAAAAGCAACAGGTTTGGTTGATTCTGATTGCAAAGATGACAACATGGCTGACGCTTATAACATCTTGACATATTGCGAAAGTTTGGGTTAATTGTTCCCTTATAAAAACAATAATAATCAAAAATGGAGGTGGTAACATCAAAGTATCACAAAACGGTTTGAATTTGATTAAAGAGTTCGAGGGTTGCCGTTTGACTGCTTACAAACCAGTACCGTGGGAGCAAATGTACACAATCGGTTGGGGTTATTATGGAGTGACAGCAGGCACAACATGGACGCAAGCACAAGCAGATAGTCAGCTAGAAATTGACATCAATAATAAGTACGCGCCTATGGTTGACGCTTATGTAAAAGGCAAAGCAAATCAAAATGAGTTTGATGCCTTAGTTTCATTGGCTTATAATTGCGGTAATGTTTTCGTTGCTGACGGTTGGGCAGAGTTCAGTCATGCTTATTGTACTTCAATGATTCCGAAGTATCGTAATGCAGGCGGTCAAGTCTTACAAGGTTTAGTACGACGCAGACAAGCAGAACTTGACTTATTTAATAAGCCAGTATCAAGCAATTCAAACCAAAATATTCAAACAGGAGGAATGATTAAAATGTACCTTATTAAAGGACTAGACAATTCAGGCAAGGTTAAACATTGGTATGTTTCGGACGGTGTAAGTGTTCGCCATATTCGTACAATTCGTATGTTGGAAAACTATCAAAACAAATGGGCTAAACTTAACTTGCCAGTTGACACAATGTATATTGCAGAAATCGAAAAAGAGTTCGGTCGCAAGATTGACATGGCTTCAGGAGAAGTAAAATAGGAGGAAGTAAATGAGCTTATTTAATCTATCACGCAGAGCGGAAGATGTGAGCTTTTCAACTTTCACAGTCCAAGACCCTACAACTGATTTGTTACTTGGTAAACTCTTGGGCTTAGTTTCCTATTTTGATAATGTTGATTATTCAGAAGCGTCCAAACTTGAGGACTTATTCTTTTGGGCTTTACAAGGTCAAGAAGTATATCGTGTTTGGTATGGTGGTTTCAAGTATTACGCTCAAAGAGTGAACGCAGACCAGTTTAACATTTTAGTCAGAGAACCGAATCGTAGGGAAGTCACTATTAGAACAAGCGATTATGAAATGTTGCTAAACCCTTTCTATGGTGCTAACCCACAACGGTTTGGTGTAATGTTTGGAATGGCTAGTAATGGAATTGGTCGCCGTCTTGACTCTCAAGCTCAAATCAAAATCTATTGGAAAACTAAAGTTTCTAGTGGTTTGAAAGAAGTTTGGGAAAGAATTAGAGAACGTCTAACGCAACAGCAACAACTTGCAAGAGAGTTCAACGGTGTATCTGTTATTGGTTCAGATGATGATATCAAACAGATTCAACCAGATTACAGCGGGTCACTGCAAAATGACGCAAACCTTGCAATTGAAATTGCTTTGAGTGAATACGGGATACCAAGAGAATTGTTATATGGACAAAGTAATGAGGTTACTATTATTGCGTTCGCAATTCAAAAAGTGTTACCGCTATTAAAACAACACGATAAGAACATTATTTTCAATCAAGAGAATTTTGTAGCTTATATATCAACAACAGCCAAGGGAGGAAATATTGAAAGTAAAAGCAGTTCGAGGGATAGCGAACCCGTTGGGAACAATTGATTCACACGGCACGGTTATTGAGTCCATTGCTAACGCAGGTGACGGAGTAGATATCCTAAACCGCCACAGAGAAAAAATCGGTTCAGGGTTCGTACATCTTGAGGGGGACAATGTAATCTTGACAGGTTACGTTGACGAAGAACAATACACAGCCGAAAAGATTGATGAAACAGGGCTATCAGTTGGCTTTAATGCTAACGGTGTGAAAGCTCGTGAAATTGACGGAGTAGGCTATTATAAAGATGTTACTATTACGGAGGTGTCACTAACTCCGTTACCAAGTAATAAAGGTGCTAAAGTGACAAAAGTAAGAGAAGAAGAAAAAGGAGAACAAAAACAAATGGGTGCAAACGAAACACAAGAAATCATGAAGCAAGCAATCGAAGCAGGTGTAAAAGTTCGAGAACTTGAAGCTCAAGTAGAAGAACTTAACAAAGAACGTGAAAAACTCAAAAAGGAACGTGAAGCTAAGATTCCTAGCGAAAAACCTCAAGACGCAGAGCGTAAATTTATGCGTGAACTTGGGGACAAAATGCTAGAAATGCCAGAACAAGGTTTCTTGCGTGAATTCTCTAATGGTTCAGATTTGAATGTCGTCAACTCTCTTGGGTCTATCACTTCAAAATATGCTCGTAAGTCAGGTATCTATGACGGTGCTATGAAAGCACGCTTCCAAGGTTTGACACTTGCAGAGGACGGTGTAGATGATACTTTCTTACAAGGTACTTTCAAAGCAGGTACAGACAAAAACAAAGCTCAAACAGCGTCTAAACGCTCACTACGTCCACAAATGGCTGAAGCATACTTGCAAATGGATAAAGCAACTGTGCGTGGTGTAAATGATTCAGGTGCGTTGTCTGAATATGTAATGTCTGAAATGGTTAATCGTGTTATCCAAAAAGTGGAATACAATATGATTCTTGGTTCTGCTGACGGTTCTAACGGTTTCTATGGTTTGAAAACTGCCACAGACGGTTGGACAAAACAAATCGAGTATACAGACTTGTTTGAGGGTATTACTGACGCAGTTGCTGAATGCTCAATTTCTGACGCAATCACAATTGTTATGAGTCCACAAACTTTTGCAGAGTTGCGTAAAGCTAAAGGAACAGACGGACACTCACGATTCAACGAGTTGGCGACAAAAGCTCAAATTGCTCAATCGTTTGGGGCAGTTAATCTTGAAACACGTGTATGGGTGCCTAAAGACGAAGTAGCGGTATACAATCACGACGAGTACGTACTTATCGGAGATTTGAACATGGAAAACTACAACGACTTTGACCTACGTTATAACGTGGAACAATGGCTTTCTGAAACTCTTGTGGGTGGTTCTATTCGTGGTAAAAACCGTTCAGCATACCTAAAAAAAAAGGGTAGTTTAGGTGTCTAAATAAGAAAGGGAGTGAATAATGGCTGAATTTAATATTACAGACCGTTATGCTCAACAAATTAAGAATGTGACTAATGTAGAGGGACTTGGCGACTTGTTCCCTCTCTTGTCACGTATCCCTAAAGTTGGGGCAGATTTGTTGCAGTCGGTCAATCTAACAAGCTTTCCTGAAGCTAAAGAACAAGGGCAAACTGGTAGCGTGTTAGATGTAAATGAAACAAGTTATAAAATCTTGACACCTCGTGGCTTTGGTTTTGGTATCAATCTATCAGATTCAGGTAACTTGACCGCTGACGGTGTACAAAGTGCATTGAATACAGTACGAGATACTTTATATCAAACAATCGAAAGTCATTTAATTTGGGGTGGAGTTCATAGCTCAATCGCTTCAAGTTCAATTGTTGGGGCTGTTAAACAGAAAGCAAGTGCCGATAAGTTTTCACAGTCAGGCGATGATGTTCTTCTTGTAAAAGAAAATGATTTCACACCAGTTGTTAATGGAGTAACTAAAATTGAAACTTTGAGCTTTAAGCACTATAATGACGGAGGGGATAACACTTTTGACAAGGTGCTTATTAACCCTTACAAGGGCATTCTAGCAGGGGACTTAGTACCAGAATTTAATGTGACTAAAGACGTTCGTCATAATAAAGTACAAGTATATGGTACTGTTACCGTTTGTGGTGGTTTCCTTAAAGACGGTGCTATCAAAGTTTGGAAGTAGTAGGAGGATAAAAATAAATGGCATATACATCAAAAAATGAACTTACCCACGGTCTGGGGTATGGGGTAGTGTTCACAGACCCATCAGGGAAAGTCCCAGGTATCCCTATCGCAGGACTGCGTGGAATTGAAACGGAAGTCAACCAAGAAAATAAAAACTTCTATGCAGGGTTTGACGCACCTTATCGTACGATCGCAGGTGCTAAAGACATGCAAATTACAGTTAAGTCTTATGATTTGCCTGACGATTTTGCTAATCATGCCTTAGGGTTTGTCAAAAGCGACACAGGTTTCTTGGCTGACGATTCAGCTAATTACAAGCCTTATGGTTTCGCTTATGCTGAACGTTATCGTGACAACGACGGAACAGGGTATAAAGCGACATTCTATCCAAGTGTTCAAGCTACAACACCTAGCGACACAGCCGAAGCGGACGAAGAAAGTCCAACTGGTAAAGAATACGAACACAAGGCAACGGTCACAACTGGAAATGACGCACTATGGGGCAAAAAACGCTTGTTCATAAAATTCAAAGTGTCTGACGCAGATTTGACAACTGGTACAAGTAAACAAGCACTTGCTTTCAAAAAGTTGTTTACAGAACTTAAACCACTCTCTGGAGCAGACGTCCAATAGTAATTTTAAGAGTGGAGGGCTTGGAATAATAGTTCCCACTCTTTTATTTTAATTTATAAGGAGAATAGAAAAATGAAGAAAGAAGATTTCAAATTTGATTTTAAAGCATTAGAACGCATGGAAGATAACGGAATTTATTTTGGAGATTTGAACGAACGTGACTATCACAGTTTGGCATTGTTCTTTTGGGCTTGTTCCCCACAGTATACACTAGATGAAATTCTTGGTGCTTTAATTGGTGGACTTTTACCTATTACAGTTTCCGAACTTATGGAACAATTAGTTAATGAAACAAAAAAAGCGATAGCACTAACAACGAAGAAATAGGGGAAACTGCAAGAATTACAACACTTGCAATTGTTAGTGCTATGACAGCTTTCAGAGTTCCCTACGAAGTATATAGTCATAGACCTTTAGGGTGGACGCTTAAGTTAATTTCAACGTTGACACCTAAAGATAAGAAGAAAACAACCGCAGATGAATTAAACAAAGCGGAACATGTGGAGGTAAAATTATGGCAACCTATGACCAATTCATAGGGATAGAAAAGTTCACAGAGGAACAAATGAAAAAAGCTTGGTTAGAAATGGTAGACGCTTTTAATTCTAATCAGAACAAAGTAAAACGTAGTTATAAAAGTTCATTAGGTGGCGACTTTTCAGGGTATCGTGCAAAATTTGATACTAGTAAAATCACTAAACAAGTTACTAGGTCATACGGTTCGCTTAAAAGTGGTAACATTGGTATTATTAACGGTTTTAAAGCTAAGGACGAAAGTTGGAGAATGCTCAATGTCTTGCTTCATGACCGTCACTTACATCAAAGATATGGACAAACACTAGTAAAAGCCACTCACGAAATGGACGACAAAACAAAAACTATTAAGCGTAAGTTAAGGAGTATAACAAACAATGGCTAAAGAAAAATATGTCATTCAGGCAGAACTGGACACTAAGGGCGTTTTAAGTAGTGCTAGAGAAGCACAAAGAGAAATTAATAATATTGGTCGCCTAGCTAAAGAAACTAACAAGAACGCTCAAATAACAGGTTCTGTAACTATGAAAGACAAAGGTATTAAAGAAACACAAAGAGCTTTAAACCTTGCTAAACAGAACGTAGATAATTTAACAAAGGCACTTGCAAACGCAAAGATGTCAGGTGCTACACAAAAACAAGTACAAGCATTAGAAAGCCAGTTAGTCAAAGCACAAACGCAAGCGACTAGACTAAGCACAGAACTAGCTAAAGTAGGTTCAGGCAAGAAGTTCAGCTTATCTGGTGCGTTTGATAGCGTAAAAAGTTACGGTTCTAACATGCTTTCAACTTTCTCAAAAATTGGGAACGTAGTGAGCGGAGTTAATGCAGGAATTGGGCTTGTTACTGGTGCAGTTTCGCAAGCTACTGATTTAGTTGGCGGTTTTGCTAACAACTTGATGAATACTTATGACCGTCAAATTCAGGCACAAAAGAGTTTGTCAGCTACTTTGTCAGACGGTGCAGAGGGTTACAAAAAATTTAATTCATACATTGATTCAGGAAGCGAACTTCTAAAATCACAACGCAATGACCTGAACGAGTTAGGGTCTACCATTTCAGGTTATACTAGTTTAACAGGGGACCAAGCATTTAAAATTGTTAATTCAATTAATGCCGTAGGGGACAGTCTAGGTCTAGGAATGGACACACAGAAACAATTTTCTTATGGTTTGGCTCAAGCGTTAGGGGCAGGGGTTTTGCACGCTCAAGACTTCAATCAAATCATGCAATCAGCTTTGGGTGCGCAGTTCCGTGATATGTTGATTCAAGCATATAACGAAATTAACCATACTAGCATAGGACTAGGAGAGTTCAAGCAGGCAATGGCTGACGGTGCAATAGATACTAATGTCATGAATCGAGCTTTGGAATTGTTCCAACAAAAAGGGAACGAACTGGTTTCGGCAGGTCCTAGCACTTGGGGGCAAATTCGTGAAATGATTGCTAACGGTTTTAATACAAGCGCTTTGGACGGTTTCCGTAAAGGTCTAGGAGATACAGGCATAGACATGAGTAACCTAGGAAACAACGCCACAACAATGGCAAGCACTATCGGAAGCCAGTTGGGTCAAATGGCAGGTAAAGCAGTTGGAGCATTAACACAAATCATTGACAAGAACCATGATGGTAAAGTGTCACAAGATGAAATGAAAGACGCAGTCAATAAAGCTAAAGACGCAGTTAATAACTTCTTTAACAAAATCAATTACGCTTCTATCAGTAGTTTCTTGGGCAAAGTTGGTTCAGCTATTAGTTCATTAAAAGATTTATATGATTGGGCAAATAACGCTTATAGTGCCGTTCAAAGTGCGTTGGACCTTTCACGCGACGTTGGTGGTAATACTGGTTTACTTGGTAAAGCATTAGGGTTCAGAAGTAATAGTACATGGGGCGACGCTTTTAGTGACTTTCATTGGTTAAGAAGTAATATTGACCCTCTTGGAATTAAAGAACCTACTTCACTAGGTCAAAAAATTCTAGGTTCAAGAAACGGTCAACTGCCATTGGACTTGCAATTCTTCGCAGGTGGTAGAGAAGCAATCAGCAGAGCTGTGAATGCGGTCCAACCTTATGCACGAGCAACCAAAGGAACAACAGCAACACCAAGCGTTGGAACACAAGACAACTCACAACAAGACATCAAAATCTACGTACAATCAAGTGCGGACGGTCGTAAAATTGCGAACGAAATCTATAACAAGCTAGAAAGAAATGGGATTAAATTGAACAAGCGTTGATTTATACTAAAAGTAAATTATATAATGACCCTAGGTGGATAAAAAAGGCACGTTATGAAAAGAACAGGGTAGGACATTGTGAAAAATGTTGGAGTACAGAGCATTTAATATGCCACCACGTTATTCCCTTACAATGGAAAAACGACATGTTAGAAGTCAATGACTTTTACAAAGAAGTAATAAACGTACCTACCGAAGTTCTTTGCCATAAATGCCACCAAGGAATGGAACGAAGCGGAGATTTAATAGACTACGCTAGAATTATAGCGGAGGGGTTGATATAAGGAGATAAAAAATGAGTTTAATTCAAGACTGGATAGGTCAAGAGAAAGATAATGGCGAAATGATTGAGCTACTAAAAAAGAAAGTGGCTAAAATTGAGCATGAAATAGACTACAAAAAGGCGCAGAAAATTTTCGATTTCATTGAGGAGTTTATGACACTACCTAACAATGAACGCTTTAAAATCATACCTTATCACAAGGCGGTACTTACTTTGATGTATTGCACGCCTTATCAAATTGATGAGTTCGTTATAATTGTAGGACGCTCAAATGCTAAGTCAATTCTCGATGTCATGATAGCCTTAATTGAACTCTTTTTGTTTCCTAAACCTAATAGTGTAATTGCTTTAATGGCTACTAAAAAAGACCAAGCAGAAAAAATCTTGATGAAGCACTTTAGAGCTATGGGTAACTGCCAAGGTACTATCATTAATAAATTTAAAAACCAGTTCAAGCTAAACAAAGAGCAGATTATCGTAAAAGATAACTCAATTCTAAAAAGTAAAGGCACAGAGATTTCTATCTATGCTAGTAACGAAGACACGCTAGACGGTGGACGTGAACAACTTGTTATCATAGATGAGTTTGGTGCGTTTAAAAAGAACCCTCTTATCACTATTAGACAGGGGTTAAGAAAAAATAAGGGTACGCTTTTTATTTCAACCACAAACAACGTTATTCGTGGCGGTGCTTATGATGATGAGCTTGAAAGTTGGAAAGAATGGGTAAAAGATGATGATTTTAGTCATTGGGTATTCTATTACGCTTTAGACGATTATGAAGAAGTAAAAGACAGCTCAAAATATATCAAGGCTAACCCAGCTTTAGGTTACACTTTAACGCTTGAGGATATTCAAAAGGACTTCATCGGTGCAATTGGTAACCCTGTTAAAATGGCTAAAATTATCACTAAACGCTTTAATTTGTCAATGACTGACAGCACTACTATTTTTAGTAAACAGCTAGTAGATAAGTGTCTAGTACCTCCTTTAGACTTCGAAGGTCGTTTAGTTGCTATTGGTTCAGACTTTTCAGTTCGTGGCGATGTTTGGGGTACTGTGATAGGTTACAGAGAAAACGGACACTATTATTTTAAAGCTATTCCTGTCATGCCAGAGAGTGCAGAAGATAAGTTTAAACACTTAGGGGAAACAATAACACACGAGGGCATTAATAACATGACAGACGAAGCGTGGGACGCTTTTATGAGTGCTATGAACGGAAGTGTTCCTATTGCGTTGAATTACGACCCTAACTATGCTAAGAATTTCATTGATAAATTTGAGCAAACTTATGACATTGAATTTTATAACAAAGTAATGCAGAACAGTTTCAAGCTATCAAATACCCTAGAAGCCACACAGAAGTTAATGGAGGACGGTAAAATTCATTTTGATAGTAAATTGCTAGCGGTGCATTTAATGAACGCAGAAACGAAAATAAACGATTTTGGGCTAATGCGTATTATCAAAAAGGGCTATACAGACAAGATTGATTTGGCAGACGCTTTAATTAACTTGATGTGGTGGTTCTTAGAAAGCGAAGAAAGTGAGGATTATTTCATTTAATGGCTATGACAGAAGAAGAAAATAAAAAAATGCTAGAAGCGTTAAAAACTTTAGCGTTTGGAGGAAAAGAAACAAAGACAGTTATCCAATACAAAAACAACGCAAACGGACGGAAAACAGAAACAGGGCGAACAGTTACAGAAGTCAACAAACTGCCAGACCGTTCGGCATTGTTGAAATTAATGGAGATTGAGGGCGTTTATATTGACGCAAATGTAAAACTCAAACAACAAAAAGTGGACGAAGTAAGCACAGAAAAGGAACTAGTGGACTTAGTGGAGGGCTTGGCGATTGAATAAGGCATATACATGGAACGAAAAAACAGGGCTAGACTTTTGTAGAGAGTTGCCACAATGGAACTTGTTGACACGTTCTAACCTTAGATTTTTAAAGGGCGATACATCAGAGGACCCAGATAAATTTGACATTGGTTATTACCACAAACTAAACGATTTAAGCGAAGTATACAGAACTAGCCAGTTCCCTAGTGATTGGCATAGACCTTATAGCTTAGGAATTAGAATTTACAACCCTAAAAACGCCACAGGAATGTGGGGGTGGAAATATTGGACACATTGGGAAAAATTGCCAGTAAAGCCAAACCTCACACAAGGCAAAAAAATGGGTGTTTCAATGCGTTTAACTAATTTTGGTAGAAAACCCTTAGACTTTAATTTAAAACTCTTCTATGGCAATTCTGTGGTCGGTGTTGGCACTTATACAGTCGAACCTTGGGAATATGTTTTTGTAAGTGAAATAGTTACGCTACAAAAAACAGAAACTGCTGAAAATCTAGGCTTGTCAGTTGAATTGGATAGCACAGGACAAGAGGAACAAATCGGTTTGTTTTTCCCTAAGATTGAAATGGACAAGGTAACACCATACGTTACAACAGAAGAAGAGTACAACTATTTTAAAAGCCAAGATATGGCAGATTCAAAACCAGTATACACAGGCTATTCTGATTCAGCTAGTAACGATTTTAAAGATTACGTTTGGGGCGGACAATTAAACGATGAAAACTATGAGCTATTTGGCGGAGATACAAAACAGAATGCGGTATGGTGCTATTGTCGTCCTCTTAATCAACGTGTATTGATTGGAATTGATTCTGATACGTATACAAACGCAAGTGGTAGAACAGTTAATTTTCACGTTTTAAACGGTTCTAAGAGCGTGTTTGACATGACAGGAAACACTTTATACCCTGAACAGTTTCAAGACGAAAGACAAGCGTTTGACGGAGTGGGGAACGATTGGGCAACAATACAAGAACCGTTGTATGTGGTAGACCAAAACACGGCAATTGACCCAGTAGCAGGAGAAATGGCGAACGTAGTAATAGAGGGTTACCACTATCAACAAGCGAGCCAAGGTTATAGAGTTGATGAAATACCACGTTCAGCAATTTTAAACGTTGGTTACTCTTTAGGTTCTTATTACGTGAATGAAGATTCAGGTAAAGAAGTTGAAGTTATGCGTAACAGGGTTGGTATAACACCACCGCAAGTTTTTGGAGAACCAAGTTATAGCAGTATGAACGACTGGATGACTACAAACGGACTACCAAACGGACTAATTATGCGACCTTGGAGGGTTAGAATGGTAGACACAGAAACGAACCTCAAAGCAATCAAGGGTATTTCAATCGGTTGGAATGTTTCTCTGTTCCAAAAATATCTAGCAACAGACCACATGAGTGAGGACTGGTTCAGAGGTTATGACAACAAGCGTACTAAGGCAATACCAGACCGTGTTTTATTCATCAATGACAAGCAAAGAAGAGCATGGCTTTATAAGTACAACCCTACCAAATCAGCATGGGAACGTTCGGTAGAATACACCATACCAGCAAGTGACGCGGCACTATTAAAGGCTTGGACCATTGTACCAAAGGACGGTGCTATGAATGGGCATATAGTTTTCACAGACAAAACTAACGCTGAAATGCTTCAAAATATTCGCCCTAACTGGTTAGACTATGACGAGTTCACTCCTAAAGTGCAGTACGATGAAGTCAAGTATAACCCTCAAATGTTCACGAACTTGTACAATACACGTTACCAATGGTGGGGAATTAAAGACGAAAACCCGCAAAATCAGTCTTATGGTCCTTGTGTTCCGTATGAAATGGACTTTATGACAGGACTATGCAAATTAGAAAGGATATACGAGTAAATGTTTTCATGGTTAAACTTTGAAGAGCTACTAATTCATAACCCTATTGATCTTATTAACCCTAGTAAGGACACAATAAGTGTTGCTATGAATAAAAAGCAATATATTGAATTTTTCAGTAACAAATACACCTATAACGGTCTATATTATGACGAAGAAATGGACTTCTGTCTGTTTTATTATGCTGACCCCTTACAAAGTGTCAAAGAGGGAGATGTGTACGCTCAAGGGTATATTGATGTAGAAATGAAGATATACCGTGTAAAATGGTTGTGTAACGTTTCTATTAGTCGTTTTGGCTCTAACTCTAACTTTAACTTGTTAAGAGGTACTGCTAAATTTGACGGTTTTAACCCTAATTCTAGTAATAATTCAGTTAGTACCATTACAAAAATTAAATTATCAGGAATTGATAATACAGTCATGGACGTAAGAACAAGCGGTAACGCTTTTGCTGTTGGTCTTTATCTACATAACGCGTATAGCATAACCGCAGGGCAGACTATTACAATATCATTTATGGCAAGAGGTACCAATGGTACAAAAGTTTTAGTTGGTTTTGAAGGTATTACGAACGGATTAAAAGAGTTCAGACTGACGCCTAATTGGGAACTTTATACTCATACATTCACAGCAACAACGTCAGGCACTCATAATTTTTTGATGTATGGTTGGGATATGGACGCAGGGCAATGGTTTCAAGTGTATAACCCTAAAGCAGAGTTAGGCTATAATGCCACTAGTTATATGCAAAGCGAAAGCGAAAGCCGTCATAAGTGGAACGTTTCAAAAACTGAAATGGTAGTAAATGCCAAAAATAAGACAATTACAACTGTTTTAAATGGTGCTTTAGCTAAATGTACAAAAGACAAAGATGTCACAGGTTGGCGAAATTCACAACCTAATGCAAGTTACAATTACAGACAACCGCAGTATTCTTTAGACATCGGTGCAGATGACTTTATTATCAGCGGTTTCGGTTTGAGAGGTTTGAAAAATGGATAGTTATTTAAACGGAAGAAAAGTAGATGTATTAAACCCTTTAGACTTAATCGGAGTAGGTCGCCATAAGTTAGAAATACAAGTAGACAAGAAGAATTATTGGAACATGTTCAAAGAGCAAGTAATCATTCCAACACCACCAAATAACGGTGTAAATAATTTGTTTAGAGGTGGGGAGATTTTGCCTAGTGAAGTGTATAACGATAACTGGTATAAAACTTGGGCTTTTTATGCTTTTGGAGGTCAAAGCACCGTAGAACGTAAAAGTGACTTATACCCTCAAATGACTTATTTCAAGTTCGCAAATGCCACAGGAATTGCTGACATTGTTTCAAATCAGTTTGAAAGAGAAGTAGAACTGAAACCAAACACAAGATACACTTGGCAATTCAACGCTAGAAAAATAAAAGGCGATATGCTTACTTATTTCGGTGCTAATGGTAGCGTCTTAGTTGATAACACTAAAAATGTCACAGTTGACGGACAAACAGGTTTAAGACTTGGTGCAGACTTGTTTTATAATTGGAGTGATAAAGCAGTCACAGACGGTTGGCAATTGCATTATATTTCTTTTACTACTGCTTCAACGCTTCCAACATCTAAAACATTTCGCTTTAGAATGAATGCAGGTAGCGAATGGCATGTAAAGAATATCCAAATCACAGAGGGCGAAGGTCCTAAACCGTTTCAACTGTCAGAAGCTGACAGATACAAGTATACACAGTACCAAATGGATAAAGGACACAGAGAAGTTTATCCTAACTTTGGTTTTTATTATAGTGAAGAATTTGATTTTTGTTGTGCTTATAAAGTCAATATCCATTCAGGTTTTGAAACTGTTGATTTTAACCCTATTGAACAGAGTTATACAATTAGATGTGAGGTTGAAAACTTTGCTCAAATATTAAACCCAGTTAAAGAGTATTATATCAAAGTACCAAGCAATTGCACTTTTGATAATAGCATACTAATGAACCCTACAACAGAAAGAGGAGGTAATTACTTATTAGAATGTAAAGCTAAAGGTTTGCACTTACAAGTGTTTGAACAAGCTGACGGAGATTATAGCAGAAGTCAGAATAGAAAAGTATATGCTAACATGTACGATAACTTGAACGAAAAGATGTGGAACGTTTTTGGTGGTTATGTGTATACTGGAGAACTACAAACGTACCAAGTAGAAAACTAATAATAAAGGAGAAGAAAGATAATGATTGAAACATTGAGAGCAATTGGTTTAGTAGTATTTATGCAGTTACTTAGTTTAGCACTAGAGTTTATAGACACAGGTACATTAAAACCTAGCGTTAGAAAAAGAATAGCAGTAGAGTTAATTGTCCTATCTGTTTATGTATCAGGTATGACAGTCTTTAAAGGTATGATTAGTGATGAACTAATAACACTCATTGGAACTGTATACTTAGCAGTAGTAGTCAGTCATCTGTATAAGTTCTTAACTAATAAGAAAGAAGAGATAGAGGGAGGAGATAAAGAAGAATAGTATAGTAGTAGTATAGTAGTAGTGTATATATATATAATATAATAATATATTTTAATTAATAAATTTTTTGATTTGTTATTTATTATATATTATTTTTTTATTTTTTTCTTTCGAGTTTGAAGGGGGTGTGATATAAAGGGGGTGGGTTCTCTATCAAGCCTAACTTA